GGCTGATGGGGCTCGAACCCACGACAACAGGAATCACAATCCTGGACTCTACCAACTGAGCTACAGCCACCACTGACTTACTTCTTCTCTGGCGCACCAAAAACCGGCTTGCTGAATCGAGAAACGAGATTATACGAACAAAGATTCGGTTTGCCTAGTCCCTTATTCGATCAATTCGGCAGATTCCCGTAGATGCGTGCGTGCTTCATCGAATATGGCCAGATCGCCGGTTGCAAGCCGACGGCTATCGGACAGCACGCGACGCCAGCCGCGCGCACCCGCCACGCCGCGATACAACCCGAGCGCATGCCGCGTGATGCCACCAAGATACGTTCCGCGCGCCACTTCCCCGCGCGCGGATTCGATCAACCCGGCCTCGATCTCCTCACGCGAAAGGATGGCGGTCGAAGCCCCATAGAACCGCGAATCCACACCGGCCAGCACATAAGGATTGTGATACGCCTCGCGCCCAAGCATGACGCCATCGACGTGCTTAAGATGTTCTTCGACCTCATCGAGTGTCTTGATGCCACCGTTGATCGAGATCTCCAGCTGCGGAAAATCACGCTTCAACTGATACGCGTATTCATACTTCAGCGGTGGAATTTCGCGGTTTTCCTTGGGGCTCAAGCCCTTGAGGATCGCGTTGCGCGCATGGACGATAAACACTTCACAACCCGCATCGGCGACCGTTCCCACAAAGTCACGCACGAACGCGTAATCTTCGACCGCATCCACTCCTATCCGATGTTTGACCGTGACCGGAATCGATACCGCATCGCGCATTGCTTTCACGCAATCGGCAACGAGTTGCGGTTCGTTCATCAGGCACGCGCCGAACGCACCGCGCTGGACGCGCTCGGAAGGGCAGCCGCAATTCAGGTTGATTTCGTCGTAGCCCCATTGTTCGCCGAGCTTCGCGCTATGGGCGAGATCGGCGGGCTCGCTGCCGCCGAGCTGCAACGCGACAGGCGCTTCGCCGGGCGTGAACGCGAGATGGCGCGCGACGTCGCCGTGCAGCAAAGCGCCGGTTGTCACCATCTCCGTGTAAAGCCACGTGTGGCGCGAGATCATGCGGTGGAGCGAACGACAATGCCGGTCGGTCCAGTCCATCATCGGGGCAATAGATACCCTGCGACCCTTATGTGTATTGGATTCAGCCATATCTAGCAACGGTTTCCAGATTGTTGTGCTTCATCGCATTTTACCAACCATAACCGGAATTTCCTTGCTTTTCCGCCGCCGTTGCTACAAATTTGCTTCAAACAACGAGGGCGACTGTGGCATCGATAACGAAAATTGGGGAAAAGTGGCGAGCGCAGATCAGGCGAAAGGGGCATCCGTCGATCACTCAGACGTTCGATAAGCAGGCGCACGCGAAGGCATGGGCGGCTCGGGTCGAGGAAGACATTAGAGCAGGCGCGTTCAACGATGAGCGGCGCCTGGCGGATATTACCATCGACGACTTGATCACGAAGTTCGAGGCCGAGCTCGGGAAAAAGAAGGCGTTCGGGCGCTCGAAGTCCGGCGCGATCGACATGCTTGGCCGAGGCCTGAAAGGCAAAACGCTGGCAGAAATTACCAGTGCAGCCGTCATCGAGTACGCAAAGGATCGCGCTTCCAAGGGTGCCGGCGGTGTCACGATCAGCATCGAACTGGTGTATCTCACTCAGATATTGAAAGCTGCGCGGACCGTGTTCAAGTATCCATTCAAGACGACACCGGTTCAGGATGCCCGCGAAGCGCTCAAGATGATGTCGCTGACAGGGAAGTCTAAGGAACGCGACCGGAGACCAACAGACGACGAAATTAAAAGGCTATGCGATTTTTTTAATGGAAAGCCGCGTCAGCAAATACCGATGGCCGACATTATCCAGTTCGCGATTGCGACCACGATGCGCGCCGGTGAGATTACATCACTGCTTTGGGATGATTTAAACGAGGCAGAACGGACGATTTTGATTCGGGACCGAAAGCACCCGCAAGAGAAAATCGGGAATAACCAGACGGTGCCGTTATTGGGCGATGCGTTCGATATTGTGAAGCGTCAGCCGAAAAGCAAAGATGGCCGCATATTCCCGTTTAACGAGAAAAGCTTCTCGACAGTATTTCCTCGAGCGTGCAACGAGCTGAAGATCGTAGACCTGCATTTCCACGACTTGCGGCACGAGGGAATCTCGCGACTGTTCGAGCAGGGCTATCGGATTGAGCAGGTGGCGCTTGTCAGCGGCCACCGCGATTGGAAGATGCTGAGACGATACACGCAGGTCCGCGCAAAGGATCTGCATCGCGGGCTGTTTTTGGCAGTGTCCAACGGAGAGTGAATCACGCGGCCGTCATGCGCTCTTTCTGTCGCGCGTGCTCAGCCTGCGCTTTGGTCCGCTCCTCATCGAGATAGGCAGCCACGTCCCGGATATCAGCCATCCATTTCCCTGCGCGCTTCTGCATTGGAATCGGGAACGTGCCGGCGCTGATCTCGTTGTATGCCGTCTGCTTGGCGTAGCCGATCGCGTCGCACAGTTCACCGATCGACAGGTGCATCCTGCCTTCGGTGGCCGCCATCAACATGAATGTTGTGTTCATCTCAATCCCTCTTCCCGCGTAGAGCGGGAGTTACTCCACGGTTTTTGCCTTAGCCGCAAACAGTTCGCGCACTTCGTCCAAATCAGCCGGCTGAAAATCGTATTGATTGATGCTTGCCGACCAGTGCTCACACCCGATTCGCGGATACTGGCCCTTCGTGTAAGGCGCTGGCAACTCAGCGTTCCAAACAAACACGACTTCGCCCTTGCGCGTCACATCTTTCCAGCCATCGCCATTGATCCTTCCAACGCCTTTAAGTATCGGCGCCGCGCTTCGGAACTTCCGCACTTCCGCAATCAAGGCGCGCGTTGCGTTGGCAAAAAGCTCAGGGTTACCGGTTGCGTTGGCAATAACGACTCTGTCAGCAGCCGCCTGCAATTGCTCGCTCATGGCTTCACCTCATCGCTTACTGGTTTCTGGGGCGGTGCTGGCATCGGCATCCAGTGCGTAATTTTTATGCCGGTCGATTCAATGAGTTCGGCTGACTCGTCCATCCAACGCTTGTTCGGTTCAAGGTCTTCATCGTCAAGGTGCATCCCAATCGCTGACCATGTGCCGTCTGAAACCAACACCCATTCGTGCTGCTCCGGCAACCGCTCATCGACGCTAATCCACGCATCCCGCACGCTCTGCGCATCGGATTGCGGGGCTTTTTGCATAGCCATGTAGCCCGCTAAAACACTTTCATAAGCACCGCGATGTTCATGCGCAATGTTATAAGCACTGAAAAATGCCCTTGCCATCTCGTCCGTCAGGCGCGGCCACGCCACTGGCACGCTATGGTCCGCTGGCGTGGCGCGTGAGGCTTGCCATATTTGCCAAGCAGTTTCTTGTTCCTTTGGCGTATACCAACCTTGGGTGATCTTGCTTAAAGCGCTGTCAAACTGTTCCCGTTCAGTCATTCCCATCTCCCTTCGGCGCGATGGCCTCGACACGTTCTTCATCGAGACACAGATCAAGTCGCGCCTGATTTTCTTCGAGCGATTCATGTGTCCATGGCGCATGTCGCCACAGCATCGAACCGATTTGCCCGGCATGCTTGCGCAACTGCAAATAGCGCGCAGCATTCTCCGCGTCCGTGTCGCCCAGATCGTCGCGAGTGGCGGCTTGCAGGATGGCGCGGGCGAACTCGCGCATGAACGCGTAGTGGTCAGGGCCTTTGCCTAAATCGGCTGATATTGCGTCAATCTGGTCGTCGGTCATGATGGTTATCCTTATGCGTCTATGGTCTATCGTTCGAGTAGATGCGGTGCTGCTGCTGCCACTCTTGATACCTGGCCGTTGCCAAGGGTTCTAATGCGGTGTGCCCGATTGGCCATCCCATCAACCACTCGACCCATTCCGGGTTCAGCTGGCCACCGTCCGTAGCCATAACTGCGTGATCTATCCGATCGTTCGCTCGACTCTTGCCCGTCTTGCGAACTAATGCCGCCGGCGACGATCCCTTGCTCGCGCTCGCGCTCGCGCATGGCGTCGGCCACATCCTTGATGAAACGGCCTCGATCAACGTCCCGCCTTCCCGACCCTTGCGAGGTGTTATGCGGCCGCCTTTGCTCCCCAATGATGCCGTCGGGGTAGGCCACATTTGCACCGCTAAACTCAGCGCTGTGCCTCCCTGCGCGTAAGGCACTTTTCTTGTCCCGGTGTCGCTCGCCACTGGCGTCGGCCATAATTTGGCTTCCGCGCTCAACTTCGGCTCGCCGCGGCTGTTCCATTTGCCGGCCGCGCGCTCGATCGCGTCGTCCGCTACGGGCGTTTGCCATAATCCAGATGCGCTCTCGCAGATGGGGAGCGCCGGTATCGGCCGCAGAAAGCACTCCCCATTCAACATCGAACCCCATCTGGGCCAAGTCTCCAAGAACTCTTCCGAGTCCCCGAGAAGTGAGCATTGGGCTGTTTTCCACTTCAACTCGCTGTGGTCGAACTTCGCGAATGATCCGCGCCATTTCTGTCCAAAGTCCGCTTCGCTCTCCATCGAGTCCGTCACCTGTTCCAGCGGCACTGACGTCTTGGCAGGGAAATCCGCCAGCCACAACGTCAGCAATTCCTCTCCATCGGCGTCCGTCAAATGTTCGAACGTCATCCCAAATCGGGAACGGTGGAAAGGTGCCGTCGTTTTGACGGGCGATGAGGACCGCTTGGGCGTAGGGATCAACTTCGACGGCGCATATGCATCTACGACCATGAAGTTGGCCTGCAAGGATGCCTCCACCAGCGCCCGCGAAAAGATGAAGCTCATTCATTTACCCCTCACAATTTGCACATCACCAATCACCACCCGCACATCCAACCCTGACCGCTTACTCACCAGTTCCATGACGGCGGTAAGCAGGCGATGCGTTTTTTCCGTTGTCGGGCTATTTGCCAAGCAGTATTCGCTAAGCGCAGATTCTGCTGCGCGGGTCAAAGGGTCGCGGATCACGATGCATTGCGTTCTGCAATCAACGCATCTGCGGCAGCGTTTTTTCGATAGTTGAACCCATAGGCTGGCCAGTGCTCGCCTTCGATGACATCAACATGGCTTTTAACAACCTCAATACGCCAGTCTGGGCTGTTAAATCCGCATGAAGCAATCCCCATCACAAATCCTTTCGTGTGCCCGTCTGTGAGCTTTATTGATCCATCTGTAAAAGATTCGAACTGCTTGGACACGATCGCTGTAATCCCTTGCTGATACCATTGTTCAATATCTGTTCCGAGATACATGGCGCTGTAGATCAGAACAATGTCGCCAACATGCAGATCAGCACCTTCAAAGCTTTTAGCGCCAACTGGCGTTCCAACTTTACCCATGCAAGAGTTACCGCTATAAACGTAGAGCCCGCTGTTATCTGTTGTCATCTCATCCTCGTAAGTCAGTAAGCGTCCGTTGCGCGGACGCCTGGCGGTTATTGTTTGGCGAGGTCCGAGCCTTCGAAAGGATCGCGCTCGTCGTCCTGTTCGTCGTGCTCATCGAACAGCGTGGCGGGCACATCGGGCGGCGTCAGGGTGATGATCATTTCCTGCTGCAGGCGTGTTGCGATCTTGCCGTGGTCGATCTCGTCTTTCGGGTGCGCCGTGACCTTGAACCCGATGCCGACAGAGCCGCCTTCCTGCGCGACGAAGCGAATGTCTTTCAGTCCGCACTCAGCGAGCAACACGTCGTCGTTGCCGCTCGCGCCGATATGGAAGCGCAACAGATAGCCAGCATATTTGCGATCCCACGCGAGGTTGCGCATGAACGGGAATCGCAGTTCCGTCATGCCTTCGTGTTCCATCGGCAGTTCGCCGGGCGTCGGCTGTGGCTTGCGGAACAGCATCGGCCGCAGCGCGCTGTCGAACTGGTCGAGGTACGTGCCGGCGCCAACCAGATACAGGCCAATGGAGATGGCAGCAACGCGTTCCTTGCCGTGCTTCTCGGCCACGTTCGTGCACGAGACGATCTTTGCGAGTTGGTCTTGAACTGAAAACATCGGTTGAGTCTCCTAGTGGTGGACGGGTTACGACAGTTGTTCGCGGCGCTCGCGATACGCTTCCTGCAACTTGATCAACTCAGTGCCGGCGAACATTCCCATTTCATTCGATGCAGTTTCGAGCGCGTCTAGGCTCTTGCTCTTCTGGATGCCGTCGAGCATGGCGGTGTAATCAGCGGTGGGGGCTTCGCTGCGCTGGTCGGTGATCTCACCAGTGGCTTGATCGATCACAGCGTCGTCATCGACTTGTGAGAACTGACCATCGATGACCGCACCGTTGTCCTGCGGCAAGCCCGCCTCGGCGCGCTCGTCCAGTCCTACGGCTGTCTGCATCTCAATCGACACCGGCAGGAACTTGAACAGGCGGCGCACGACGGTCTTCAATGCCATTGCAGTAAAGTCCGTCTTCCACGGGCCGTTGTCTTTTGCCTTGCTGCGCTGACGCACGGCCTCAATCTCGCCGCGGCTCATGACATCGAACTGGATGCCGCCGTCTTTCAGCTTTGCCACCGAATAAACGAAGCGCAGCGTATCCGGGTTCGAGCGGTTCGGGTTGTTCCAGTCGGGCTCATGGTCGATATGCGGATCGAGACCGAGGCGGCAATTGAACGTGTCTCCCTCATACACGGCGCGCGCGTCGATGCTGATAATCTGACCCGAGCGGCGTGCGAGGTCGATCATTCCGCGATAGCCGATGATCAACTGCACTTCCTGAATCTTCGACCACGTACCGTCCGGGTTCTTCGTGTTCTTGTCGTACGGCAGCAGGTAGGCGTGCCCCAATGCATTGCCCGGTTCAAGCCCGAGCTGCGCGCACTGGATCACGGCTCCAAAGAACGAAACAGGCGTGCATTCGGCCAGTTTTGGTACCTTGCGAATCTCGGTCGTGACGATTCGCGCAAGGCGCTCAGGCGTCATATGGCGCGGCAATGCGGCTTTGATCTGCGCCTGCATGCTTGGGCTTGCCAGCATGTGCGCGACCTTGTCCACGGGCGTCTTCGGTTCTGCAACGGCTGTGCCGCCCTTGATGCTGCTGAGACTGGTTTGTGTTGCCACGATCATTCCTCGGTTGTTGCAAGCGCCCACGACGGGAGCGAGATCACATTGATGCCGGTCGAATAACCGGGGTAGTTGCCAGTGCGCAGGCACTCGGCATAGGTGCGCAGGTTGCGCATGTACTTTTCACGGCCGGCGGCAAGCCCTTGGGCGTCGAGCATGAAAGCGTTCGCGGCGTGCGGCCATTCAGTTTCGACTGCGACGAACACGAAGCCGAGCACCTTCAGGCCGCTGGCGGCTGCATAGCCATCGCTATAGAACGCCGCTTGAACGTCGTAGCGCTTGCGCGCGACCTGCTTGTTGAACTCGTTGGCGCTGGCGTTGCTGTAGGTCTTCACGTCCAGCAGGATCACGGACTCTTCGCCCACCGGATGCACCCAGTCAGGACGGCAACGGCATTCGACACCCGTATCAGCGTCGCGCCAGAAGGCAGAGACTTCCGGTTTTCCCACTGCGAACGCGGCGCCGACTTCAGGCAGCCCGCGGATTGATTCGGCCTGACGCATTGCGGTATCGGCTTGATCCTGCTGAATTACGGTGCTTTCCGGGTTCGCTTCTACGAACTCTTTCCAGACCTTGGTGTTGCGGTTCACGCTCGGGCCGATCACATACCGTTCACCGAACGATTCCGGTTCGAGGATCGCGCAGTGCGCCAGGTTGCCTTCCAACTGTCCCGACTTTGCACCGCGCGCCGGCCGGTTCGGATCAACGTGCCGCGCGTAGTAGATCGCTGGCGACAGGTCAATCGAATCGAGGCCAGACTTGCTGATCGGCTTCATCGCGTGGTATTCCTCGATGCTCAGCGAGTGGTCGAGATAGGCTTCCATGATCAGAGCGGCCAGTCAGCATCGACAACGTCATCCGCTGCCTTGAATTTAGGCAGTGTCGTGTGGTCTTCGATTAAACGTGCCTCGCCATCGACCTCAGTCGGCTGCGGCTTGCAGCGCTCGCGATATTCGCTTTCGGTAAGGTGCAGAGCGAACTTGCTTGCGTCTACGCGCTTCAGCTCGATCTCGATATTCGACGTGTCGCGCACGTAGTCGATGCTCTTCAGCGATTCCGGCGCTTTGTCCGGGTAGCAGGACGCCGTTGTGATCGGCGTCGATTGCGTGATCAACGCGTATGCACGCATTGCCGTCTCTTGGTCATCAAAGGCCAGCTTCATGTAGCCGATGGTTACGATGTATTTTTGGTTCACAATGCACCTGGAAATGAGAGATAGATGGAAACGGCGAGGAACACCAGCGAGCCGAGGGCGTCGTAAAGTTTCAAGGCGAGACTCCAGCGGTCAAAAACAACATTGGGTCCCGGAACGGTTGAACCAGCGCGGCTTGCTCTGCCTTACGTTGGTTCATGTATTCCTCGGGCTCGACAACCACAGGCCGTCCACGACGATGCTGCGGCTTGCCAGTGCAACCTTTCTTGCTGATCTGCACGTCTGGCTTGTCGCTGATCTCGTACAAGAACGGATGGTTCTGAGTCTTCAGCGAGCCACAGATGCGGATGTTCATGCCGCCCTTGCGAGCGCGCCAGATAGCGCCGGCGATGCTCTTTTCAGTGATCCGCAACTCTTGGGACATTGCGGCCACAGTGATGCCGGGCGTCTGCTTGAGAAGCACAACGATCTTGGATAGCGCAGTCATGCAGCACCTCGCATAAAGTCCGTGTTCGCAACCGCCATAACCAGCAGCGCAAGCACCAACATGAAAATGAACACACGTGCCGGGTAGCGATACGACCAGCTATCGAGCGTCTTGGTAAAGCGGTTGATTAGAGTGACCACAGCGCGCCTGCCTTGAAAGCCAATAAGAGGTAGAGAGCGACCGCGATAGCCGCAGTGCCGATGAACGTGCCGACGGTCGCGATACGGTTGACGCGCTGGCACTTGGCAAGCAAACAGTTATCGGCGCGTCTCATGCGTACTCCCGAGCGAGAGCGGCCTGAGCCATACGCGAATTGATCAGCAGTGCAGCGCGTGCGAGCTTCTTGTCGACTTCCGTTGCATCGGGCTCAAGCGCTTCGAGCGCCGAGTGCATCGTGTCGAGCAGGGCTTGAAGGTGGCGAATGTCCATTTCCATCAGTGACAGGACTCCGTCTTGATCGCATCGAGATTCGCGAATTCTTTGTTCGCCTGAGCCATCGAATCGACCAGCAGCGCGGTGCGGATCGTGTGCATTAGGAAGGGTGCGAAGCCCGATGAGTCCGTCACCATCTCGTCGCGCAGCAGCTTCAGCGTCGTCGGAAAGGTGCTCAGCATCTCGAAGGCGATCGCCATGTCTTCGATCGAAAGCTTCCCACAGCGGTTGGCGTTGATCTCTTCGGCGCGGCGGTGAATGAGCGACTGGCGTTGCTCAGCGAAGTGCTGCGATTCGTCGAGCGCGGAAAGCTCACGCTCAAAAATCGTTTCGCCTAATCTGGTTACGTTGATTGGGGTTATGGCGCCCATGGTCTGCCTCGTTGATGGTTTGTCTAAGCGGCCTTTGTGGGCCATCCATGCACCAAAGCTTAGGCCATAGCCAAATGCGAGTCAAGCCATATGTGGCCCATTGTTTTACGAGGACGAAAAAAAACCGCCATCAGGCGGCTTGTTCTTATTTAGGGGGACGCGCTATAAGCGCAAAGATTGTTTTAGTTTCGGCCAACCGTAGTAAATGAAGGGACATCCGCCGATGAGCAAGACCATCACCGCGCCGATTGTGCCGCTGATGTAGGTTTCCCGAGGAATCGTGATTGCCGCGAATGAGTAAATGGGCGCTCCAATGCCAACAACGCCCCAAGCAACAAGGAATAGCACCTTAGCCAGCCAATAGGCCGGGCGCCAGGTGATAACCGCATACAACACAAGCAGGCTGATGACTGCCGTGATGACGGCATAACCGATGTTTGAGGCAATGTCGTCGATCGTTTCCATATTCATTCTGGGACGTATTTACCGATTACAACGCCCACTATCCGGGCATTCGGCGGCATCTGGGCCAACCTGTTCGGCCAGCTTGGGTTGAGCAGGCGCAACATCTTTGTCGATTCACCGTCCATAAGGATTTGGCGCAGGCTGGCGTTTTCGTCGCCGTCGAGATGGACCACAACCATATTCCGATTGTGCGGTTGGCGGTTTGGATCAACTGCGATGATGTCTCCCGGGGCGTAAGACTTCTCGCCAGCGGGATCGAAATTGCTTTCCCCTACTATTCTCAGCGCAAATGAATTAGGGCCGTGTACGGCGGGCCACTGAATCCACTCCTCGACGTTAGCCTGGTCGATACCGTTTCGAGCATCCCAGTTTCTTGCTTGAGCCCACGTAACCAAGGGAAGTCTCCCTGAAATATCGGGCCCTGTCTCCACGTTACTTTCTTCGGGGACGGGCTCGTTCTTCATTTTCGCGAACCATGTATCCCGTTCTTCCCGAGACAGTCCACGGACGTCCGTCTCGTCGTACAGAAAGCTGACGGGCACACCGAAGGCCGATGCGATCGCTCGTACGTTTTCGAGCGTCGCGTTGACATCCCCTCGACGGATTCGTCCGATTGTAGACGAAGCAATCCCTGTCTTTTGGGCGACTGAACGCTGCGTGCCGAGATGAGGGAATGCCTCCATCAGCTCCGTCAGCTTTCTTCCCACGATGATTTTCGAGTTCTCTTTCATAGGGCCAATTATGGGTTGACGCCTGATTCATTTGTGGGTCTTCCCTTTGGGCCACATATGGCCTATGATGAGGAAACACTCAGAGCGGAGCCACAAATGCACCAAGACGAAGAAGAAATGTTCGCGTTCGTCAAGCGTCGCCTCGACGAAACACGAGGCCGCTGGACTGACGCTGCGAAGTATTCCGGTGTTCCTTACGACACCGTGAAGAAGATTGCTCAAGGAAAAACTAAAGACCCGACAGTCAGCAACGTGCAAAAGCTCTCGAACTATTTCCATCGGTTTGATGCATTTGAAGCTTCCTCGGCGAAAGAAACGGTGAGCGCATGAGAACAGCTCGCGAACTTATTGCAGAACTTGAAGCCGCTGGTATTTCACAGGTCTCACTTTCCATCGCAACCGGCGTCTCACAGCCGACCATCAGCCGCATTGCACGCGGTGTGAATCTGTCCGATGAGAACGTGTATCGCGTCCTCTACGGAATTCATCTGCGCGTCTCGGCTAGAGAGTCGGTCACCGCTTAACAACAAGAACAACCAACCACCTACGGGGTAACACCATGGCGCGCCCGCGTGCTGAATTTCGGAACGAAGTGAAGACCAGGTTGCGTGATGAGGTGTACACGCGGCTGCAGGACTTCAAGACGCTCAACTTCATCGACAGCGATTCGGCAGCGCTTGCGCGCCTTGTCGAGATGCTGCTTTGCGGCATTGTTCCGTCGCAGCGCGGCGAGGTCAGTGACAAACCGGCCCGAGTTGGTCCACGAGCGAGCGCATGAACAAAGACGATGTGCAAATCCCGGTGACCCTTACGCATCAAGAAGCTGCGGAAGTCGAGGCATCGGCCAAAACACAAGGCATCTCACCACCTGACTTTCTTAGCTATTGCGCGCGCGCCATCCTGTTCGGTGTTGTCTACGCCGTTCGTGCGCTGCCCAAGCAGGGACACGTTGGGACGCAGGACGAGCAGGAATAGCCATGCGCGATTACTCGAAGGTCAGCCCGAAGTTTTGGATTGGCGACACCGGCAAGAAGCTGAAAAAAGCGGGCGTGGAAGCGGTCGTCGTCGGCATGTATTTGATGACCTCACCCCACTCAAACATGCTCGGACTGTTCTATCAGCCCGAATTGCTGATCGCTCACGAGACCGGTTTGGGCTTCGAAGGGGCTTCCAAGGGGCTTCGAAGCTGTATCGAGGTTGGCTTTTGCGCATACGACGGCGCGTCGGAAATGGTTTGGGTCTACGAGATGGCGAAGTTCCAAATCGCTGAGAGCCTTTCTGCAAGCGACAAGCGGTCGATTGGCGTTCAGAACGAATACAACGCGCTTCCTGAGAATCCGTTCCTTGGTTCTTTTTTCGATCATTACCGAGAAGCTTTCAATCTGACGCGAAAACGTGAAATTCGACCGGCTTTTGAAGCCCCTTCGAAGCCCCATCGAAGCCAAGAACAGGAACAGGAACAAGAACAAGAGCAAGCACAGGAACAAACACCCTTGTCGATCTCGGTCCAACCGGCCGCAAAAAAAATCGACGCGGTCGAAGAGATTTTCGGGTACTGGCAACAGCGCATGGACTCTCCGCAATCGAAGCTCGATGACAAGCGCCGTCGTTTGATCAAGTCCGCTTTGAACATCGGGTACACCCCGGCTCAGGTCTGCCAGGCGATTCGTGGATGCTCGAAGTCTGCGTTTCACATGGGCCAGAACGATAAGAAAACGCGCTACAACGGCCTCGATCTGATCCTGCGAAATGCCGAGAAGATCGATTCGTTCATCGCCATGGATATCGCTCCACCTGCTGCCGACAACGGCCAGCTCCTCACCCCGCAAGACCGAATCCGTTTGCAAAACGAAGCCCACATGCGTGAGTTCTTGGGTCAGGAATCCCCGGACGATGCACGCACCATCGACATGGAGCATTGATCGTGAAAATCGAAGATCGCGCCGAATTCGTTTCCCTCCTGAACCTTTGCTACACGACGCTGCTGCGCCCGCTGCCTTCCGCAGACGGCATGAAGCTGTGGGAAAACCTGTTGCGTCCGTACTCGCTCGAAGCAGTCAGCGCGGCCTTCTATCGCCACATGCAGACGAGCAAGTTCGCCCCGATGCCGGCTGACATCATCGCTTTCCTCACGCCTGCCGCTGGCGCTGATGGCCGGCCTGACGCAGACGAAGCTTGGGCGATTTCGTACCTCGCGAATGACGAAGCCGAAACGATCGTTTGGACGGAAGAGTGCTCGCAAGCGTTTCATCGCGCGTCCGTCATTGAAGACGAAACCGGGCGTCGCATGGCGTTCAAATCGGCCTATACGCGGATCATCGGCGCCGCACGCGAATCCGGCACTCCCGTGCGTTGGGTCAAATCCCTCGGTCACGACGTGCAGCGCCGCGATGTCGTTCTCGCCCAGGCTGTGCGCGATGGTCGCCTGACTCTCGCCGATGTCCGCGCAGTAGCACCGCACGTTCTCCAAGACCTTCGCGAAGAGCATGCCATCGCTGAGGTTCAAAAGCTCACGTCGAAACTGACCGCACGGTTGCCGTCATGAGCGAACTCTGCGCTGCGTTCGGCTGCCCGATGCTCGGCACATTCGGCTCAAGCGGAAAGTGGTACTGCGGCTGTCACTTCAACGCTGAGCCTGCTTTGAACGATGCCATCTCTGCCGAGTTGAATCGCCTTCGCCCGGAAGTGGAGCGAATCATTGCGTTGCGGCGAGCACACACCGCTGATGCATCGCTCGAATACGCATTGATCAATTCGGTTAAAGACGCAGTCAATCAGTCCTCACTCCCTCTGGAGCAATCATGATTTTGGGCCACATCACCACGTTGCAGATCGAAGAGCTTGAGCGTTCCGGCACGGCCACGATCACGGAAGCGCCTGCTGAATACGGAGTCGTAAGCTTCGCGTTAGTTTTCGAGAGGGAGCTTGAGATGGCCCGTGCCGCCGCTGAAACCTCGCGCGCGCCCGCGCATTTGCACGAGCACCTGGTGGCTGCGATGTGTGCCAGCGCGACGGGCATGGCGAAGCGTGAGCGTCTGCGTGGTCATCCGATGTCGATCGAGAAGTTTGCCGAGAGCTGCATCCGCGCGACGATCCATGCGCTGAACGAGCGGGACAACGCGGTAGAGGCGAAGTGATGGCAACGCCCATCGTCTTCACCATCCTTGGCGAGCCTGCATCGAAGGCGAACAGCCGGCAGATCGTCACCATCGGCGGCCGGCCGTCGAGCATCAAGTCGAAGAAAGCACGCGGCTTCGAGGAAGACGCGCTTGCTCAAATCCCGCCGCGATATCGCGTTCAGTACGCCGGGCCCGTGAGCGTCACGCTCCACATTTTCTACGCCAGCGAACGGCCCGACCTCGACGAGTCGATCATCCTCGACGTGCTGCAGGACCGCTACAAGTCCGAGAAGCTGACGCCAGCGCAGAAGGCCGCAGGTGTCAAACCGCGTCGCCTGCTCGTGCAGCGCGGCGTGTACATCAACGATCGCCAGGTGCGCGAGAAGCACGTATTCCATGGCATCGATCGAGCCAACCCGCGAACCATCGTCCGGATCCTGCCGCTGCAAATGCAGCAGGTGGCGCTCGATCTGCCGGTGGTCGTGGCTGACCCGTTTGAGGTGTAGCCATGGCCTCAGTCGTTCAGCTCGCCGGCATGCTGCCCCGCGACCCCAAGTTTCGCGACTGGGCCTCGCAGTTCATCCCACGCGGCAATCCCACGGTCGACGAGCTCGCCGACTTCATCCGCCTCGTGTGCCAGGTCGAATCCCGCCGCCAGCTCGCCGAAGACCGCGAAGCCGAGCAACGTTTCCACACCCTGTTGCGCAAGCCATTCCTCGACTGGCGCGACGAGCAGTTCTAACCGGATAGCGAGACATGAAATTTACCGGCATCACGTTCGGACCTGACGACAGAGTGGTGCTCGACGATAACGAGTTCGTCGAGTGCAAGTTCATCGGCGCGCACCTTGTGTACTTCGGGCGCGGCAACGTGACGATGGATTCATGTGATTTTGACGAGCCTGTGATGTGCTTCGAAGAAGAAGCAAGCAACACATTCCAATTCTTGAGCGCCTACTGCCGCATACGTGGCAACGAGAAGTTTGCCGATATCGTCGCGGCGCAGTTGCTCAATCGGTACGTGCCGAGTAACTCACCGACTCAGTTTCATTGACCCCGTAGCACCCACACCACCAGGAGCCTGAAATGCGTACCTCGAAACTTTTGAAGATGCTGTTGCTGTCCGCTGCCATGCCGTTCTATGCGACCGATGACAAGGAGGCTGGCAGTGCCGCGACGGGGGAGAGTTTGACCCCGGCGACCCCTTTAGCCTCTGGAAGCGCTGCGACGGATGCGGATGCGAATTCCACATTGACGACAGCAGGCGATCAGACCTCTGCTTCCATTGCAGCGACGACGGGGAATTCTGACTCGGGAAACGCCAGCGCGGCGGACGCCGCGACACTCACTCCGGATTCTGGACCGGTGACGAACGTCCCGAATGGCTCAGTGCTGGCGGATTCTTCATCGGCGATTCCAGTAGATGTCAGTTCATCCACGGCAACGTTGTCACCGACCGGGTCTACGGCGAACAACAATCCGATCACGGACGAGACGAAGATTCCGACCACCGACACGCCTGTGACCACACTGGATACGCCGCTGGACTCTACATCGTCGCAATCAGCGGGCTCGCAGTCGGCTTCGCAATTGGATGGTTCGGGCGCTGCCTCATCGGGTGACGTGGGAAACGTTGCGAGTGGTGCGACGGACTCTGCTTCGGCGACTGCAACTGGTGGTGACTCGGGAAACGTGCCGGCTGCTGGTGCCCTCGATGCGGATGGTACTGGCAGCGCGACTGACGACGTCTATCCGCGTCATCCCGCCGTGTCGCACCTGCGCGCGCTGCGCAACAAGATCGAGTCGGGCGAGGCCATTATCATGGCCGACCTGCTCAACCTGCTGCATCGTATCGAGGAGAGCCTGTAATCGATGAACGCCCTTACGCCCGATCTCCGCGTTGATTGGCCCCGAGTCTTGGAAGAGATTCGGCGTGAGGGCTACTCGCTGTCCGAAATATCGCAATACACCCGCATTCCCAAAACGAACTTGATGGGCTATCGCAACCTCGGCGCTGAGCCGTTGCACGCCACCGGTGTGGCAATTCTCAAGTTTTGGGCTCAAACCACTGCCAAGAAGGCAGACGACGCGCCGCTCGTGCCGCGTATGCCATCCGCTGGATCGTTCCGCCGCTAGTCAGGATTCCGACCGTCGCACGGTTCGATACTCAGCCGCACATTCACGGAGGCTGTATCCCCATGGCTCGAAACCACAACGTTCAAACCCCAGGCCAAGCGCCGCTCGTTCCCAATCCCGAATCCGACGCGCTCGCGGGCATTGGCGAAGACGACGTGCTGATCGACATCTCCGGGCATCAGGTGCCGATGAATGACATCGTGCGCAGCGCCTACGAGACGTCCGGCATCTCGCTGCTCGAATGGAACGACCTCGACGGCCACGCACGCGACGAGATGGTCGCTGCCAAGCGCAAGGAAATGGCCGTGCAGTTCCGCGACATGGGCGATATGCCCGCACGCGAGGAAGTGCAGAAGCGCGCGCAAGCCGCATCAGACGCTCGCCGCGCCGCACGCAAAGCAGGCTACGAAGACACGCCCGAGGCCAAACTCGCACGCCTGCCGCATTCGAGCGAGATCGATCCGGCTGACCTCTCGGCACCGATGCAGTGCTCGGACGGCATTCTCGTGCCGACCACGCCGCGCGTCATGCCCCAAAACTACCGGTAACGCGCCATGTGCAATCCACTCAAGGCGCTGACCACGGCAGCAGGCGGCCTGATCGGAGGTGTGCTTGGTGGCTTGGGTGGTGGCAACTCAGCACCTGCCGCTGCCACCACCACGGTCACAGCGGATCCTGCCGCAGCAGCCGACGCCAAAGCCGCGCAGCAAGCCAACACGGACGCAGCAGCGGACAAGAAGCGCCGCGCCGCATCGAGCCTGCTGTCGAGCGGCGCAGCTGGCAGCACGGCACCCGCAGCCACCTCATCCGTGATGGCGACGGGCAAATCCACCTTGGGGCAATAACTCATGGAACTCGGCGAACGCTTGCTCAAGCGGCTCGATGCACTGAAAAGCGAGCGTCAGCCCCATGAAACCACGTGGTCGGACTGCTTCATGTGGACTGATCCGGTGCGTGCGTCCGGCCTCAATGGCCTGCTGACAAACGCATCGGAGATTTCCCAGGCGGTCGCGAAGATATTCGACTCGAGCGCAATCGACGCGAAGCGCATTCTCGAAGCCTCGATCATGTCCGGCATGACGCCGGCCAACTCGCAGTGGTTCAAGATGCAGGTGAACGGCGAGGATGACGATAGCCGTCGATGGTTGGATGAGTCGAGCGAGACGCTGTGGGAGAACATCCACGATGCGAACTTCGATTCGGAAGCTGCGGACTGCATCAGCGATATGTCGGGCGCGGGCTGGTTCGCGCTGTACATCGATGAGGATCAGGAGAAAGGCGGCCTTTACTTCGAGCATTGGCCGATCGCGCAGTGCTTTATCTCGTCGTCAAAGCGCGCCGGCGCAATCGATACCGTCTATCGCCCGTATAAGCTCACCGCCAGCCAGGCAGTCACCGAATTCAGCAAGCCGGGCGACAACCTGCCCGCGATCATTACCCAAGCGGCTCAGTCCGAACCCGATAAAAAGTTCGAGTTCGTGCACTGCATCGAGCCGCGCGACGTCCATGTGGTCGGGGCGCTTCGGTCGAAGAACATGCCGGTCGCATCGTACATGCTCTCGTGCGAAGGCAAGCAGGTGGTTCGCGAGTCGGGCTATCAGGAAATGCCGGTGGTCGTGGCGCGCTGGAAGAAAATTCCGTCGAGCTTCTACGCAGTCGGTCCCGTGCTGGATGCGCTGCCCGACATTCGCACGATCAACGATATCGTCCGCATGGAATACGCCAACCTCGATATGGCGATCTCCGGCATGTGGATCGCCGAGGATGACGGCGTGCTGAACCCGCGCACGGTCAAGGTTGGTCCGCGCAAGATCATCGTTGCCAACAGCGTGGATTCGATGAAGCCGCTGCAACCGTCCTCGAACTTCCAGCTCGGCGACGCGCGCATCCAGACGCTTGAGGCGAAGATTCGCAAGACGCTCATGGCTGACCAGCTGCAGCCGCAGGATGGCCCGGCGATGACCGCGACCGAAGTGCACGTGCGCGTCGATTTGATCCGACAGTTGCTCGGGCCGATCTATGGACGCCTGCAGGCCGAATACCTGCAACCGCTGATCGCACGCTGCTTTGGTCTCGCCTACCGCGCTGGCGTGTTCTCGCCTCCGCCTGCTGCGCTCGCCGGTCGCAACTTCAACGTCCAGTACCAAAGCCCGTTGGCACGCGCTCAGAAGCTCGAAGAGGTTTCGGCTATCGAGCGATTCATGGGCGACATGACGGTGATGGCTCAGGTCGATCCGTCCGTTCTGGACAACGTAGACACCGATGCTGCAGCTATCGCAACCGGTCGCGGCCTGGGTGTACCGGACAACATCTTGCGCACGAGCGACGAGCTCATCGACTTCCGTAAGCGCAAGCAGGCAGCACAGCAAGCGCAGGCACAGCAGCAGATGGGAATGGAAGTGCAAGGCGACGTCCAGAAGCAGATGGGCGGCGCAGTCGCTAACCGCATGGTCGGAACGGCCGCAGCATGAGGGCCAAGATTCCCGGCGCCGTCGAGCCCACCGTTACGGCGCTCGATTACGCCGTGCTGTTCGAGTCACCTGCTGGTCAGGCAGTGCTCGACGATCTCGTGCAGCGATTCACCGGCAAGACCTATGTGCAAGGCGGCCACGACGCAGAGCGCGAGACGTGCTTTCGTGCTGGCAAGCGCGAAGTGGTCGAACACATTCTCAGGCAGATCAACAGCGCCAATGGCGCACCCACCACCGAAGAGGAGTAAATCATGGCCGGAAGTTCCACGTTCAACTCGGGCACTGGCTGGACCGCCAACTCAACGCCCGACACGCGGTTCACGAAAAACGTGTCGGTTGCTGCTGTGCCGGGTCAGCCGGCCGCAGGTCTTGGCACCGCAGGCGATCTCGTCATCGACACCGTGAACCGCAAGATTTACGAGAACCAAGCGGGCACGTGGTCGGCTGGCACGTCTTACTAAAACGCTCAATAGCAGCGAGGAGAAAACATGTTCAAGGTTCGATATGCGCTCATGGATGAAGCGGGTGGTGATGGCGGTGCGGCAAGTGGCGGGGGAACCACCGGAGGGGATGCTGGCGCGACGGGCGCTGCAGGTGCAGCAGGAAGCGCAGGCACTGGCAGCACTGCTACAGGCACGACCGGGACAGGTGATTCCGGTACCGGCGCATCTGGCACACCTGCTACTTCAGCACTCGCAGCCGGCGCAGGCGCCGCGCCCACGACCGACTTCATCCCCGAGAAATACCGTGTCACGAAAGACGACGGCACGGTTGACATCGATGCTTCGGCTCGAAAGCTCGCAGAGGCTCACGGCTCCCTCGAAAAGCGCCTCGGCACTGGCGATGCTCCGCCGAAGACGTCGGCTGAATATCAGGTCGCTGTCCCTGAAGCGCTGAAGGAAGCGTTTCCCGATCTCTCCACGGACAAAGGCTTCACTGATTTTCGCGACCAGATGCACGGTCTCGGTCTCACGCAAAAGCAATTCGACGGCGTAATGGCGAAGTACTTCGAAGTCGTGCCGTCGCTCGTGGCTGGTGGCTCGCAGGTCAGTTCCGAGGAAGTCACCGCGACTTTGAAGCAGGCATGGCCGACCGAGAAGGCGTTTAAGGACAATGTTGCGCTGTCGTATCGCGCGGCTGACGCGATCGCCAAGGCTGCAGGTCTGAACTATGACGACGTCGAGAAAGCTGGCCTCGGGAACAACGCCACGTTCATCAAACTCATGGCTGCCATCGGACCTGAGTTCGGCGAAGCCACCCAGGTCAACG